CCGCTTCTTGTAGCCAACGAACAATCAAATAAATGATAAGAGACTTACCTGATGCTGTTGGTGATAGTAGTAATTGTCTTTTGTTTCTTACAGAATTCACAAAAGATTTAATTTGATAATCTCTAGGCACATGAGGCAAATTCAATGTATCAATAAATGCCTGAGCTTCTGTTAATGAAAAATTTTCTGTGATAGTTATTTCACTATCAATATCTAGTGAGTATTTTCTTTCTTCACAAAACTTTTTAATGTATGGCACCAAACCATGATAAATGGTAAAATTACGCAAATCGGCCAGGCGTATTTTGCCGTCCCACATTCTATTTTTGTAGGCAGGAGTGAATTGATAATTTGGAACAAAAAAAGTAAAGTAATCGCTGAGTTCTTGCGCTAGGCCTCTATCACACTCAAACTGAATAAACGCTTCATTTTTTTTATGTAAAATAATATCCATCAAACACCTTGGATAAACCGCTCCCAGGATATAAAGTCTCTAAGTTGAAAGGTTCTACTGTTTAGTTCTTTCAATACAGCGGTACAAATATCAACAATTTCATCATGCATGGCTTTCGATGCTAAACACTTGTTCAAATCTTCATCACCATCCAAGTATGTAGATATGTCGGATTTCAACACATAAGGGAATGGTTCCCAACCATATTTCTCAAGGTCATCCTCATCTAGTTTGCCAGTATAATATTCCCATTTTAGTTTCTTCATTTTGTTATACTTGAATTGAGCCTGCTTCGCATACAACCTATGTTGCGAGAGGATATTCAGGTACTTACTGTGAAGTTTGGGAATGTCTAGTAATGCTTTGCCTGGCTCAGTTCTATCGATTTCAGAATCTTTACGCCATTCTTCAAGCAAATCTTCAAGTTGTTTCATAAATTAAAAAACCTCCAGATAGAAGGTTACACTATTTAAACCAACCTGTCAAGTGGTTTTAAAATAATTTTTCAATATCAAAGTAACTATACCTAAACGTGGCATCTGCGGTAACAACAGAATCTGGACCATCGCTGGCATTTAAAATCATGGTAGACAATGTGGTAGGAAATACTGCGTGGTATTTAAATCTATAATATGGGGTATTTGACGATGACAAAATAGTTACCGAGGCCTCAGAGTATTGTGGCTTTGGATTGTTTACGCCAGCAATTCTGCTTAGGCGGTCTAGTTTTTGATATTCTTCAAAGTTTTCTGGAAAGGTCATAGCACGAATCCAATCATGTATCTCAATCCAACTTTTCATTTCTTCATCAATAACAAAAGTCACATTTAACAAATCATAAATGGCCTTTTCACCAGGCACATATACATCCACAAACGGAGTATTTTGAGGTACTTCAGACATAGAAATACCAGGCACACTTACAGATTGGCAAAAGTACTGTATGTTTGGTGCTCGACTAAACTCCAATATAAACTTATTGGGATGTAGAAAATTTGGGTTCGTAGGATTTCTAGTTACTGCCGTCATGTAGTATCTTTAATTCTTAAACCAATATCAATAACTGTTTCTCTTTCAATCATATCAATTATTTTATTGGTCAATTTAATTTCTTGTTGAATAAAAACCATCTTAACCTGCAACTCTTTGAGTTGTTGGGTATAAAAGTCCAATTCTTGCTCTTTTCTTGCCTTAATGTCGAGCAAATCAGACATTAAAATGATTTCACTCATAACATTATTTATAAACAAAAAAAAGACCCGCCGAAGCGGGTCTTTAAAAAGTCTCTCATTTATTATTGTTATAATTGAGACTTTAAGTACACGATTACATCAAGTTAGCAACTTGAACGGCACGATAGTACTCATTGCTCTGGGCTGTCAGAGCGCCGGCCAACGAACCAGTTGCGCCATCGGCGAACGGGTTGGAAACGAGACCGTAACGGGTCTTGAAGCCAATCTTCGGTTGGAAGGTGCCTGTATCAACCGCACGAACCATTTGCAGAGGAACATACGGGCAATAGAACAGACCTGAGTCATAAGCGTTCGAACCTTTGTAGCCCAAAACAAAGAACTCATTGGTCGAGCTCGTGGGAGCATACGGGTCAATGTAGACTTTGATGCGACCGAACAGAGTACCAGCAAAAGTATTGCCAGTATCGTCAACCGTCAGGTTAACATTCGATTGCAGAGCCGAGTTGTAGTCAAGGATGCCAGCCATTGCAAGAGCAGAAGCAACATCGCTCGAGCAAATCATAACATTACCCTTGCCTCTACGAGTTGTCTTGGCGATAGTATTCGCTTCACGCTCGATTTGGAAGGCAAGACCTTTAACTTTTTCAACCATCCAACGACCATTTGAATCGGTGTCGAGGTCAAATTTACCAGCAGTTGTAGTACCAACAGCAGCACCGACTTTAGCGGTTTGATAGATTGTACGAACAACTTCACGGTTGATTTCAGCAAGAATTTCCGAAGAAAGGATGTTGCTGAGTTCGGTTTCAGCGTCCAGACCATGAACAGCTTTCAGGTCTTGAGCAAGTTCCATCGAATACTCGGCCTTCAGAGCGCGGGTTTTCGCAGTAACGGTAACTTTCTCAATAGAGAAGGCCATTTCTTGGAAGGTGTTAGCAGCAGTGCCATCACCCAGAGCTTCAGCACGGCCTGTGGCCATCGCAGCAACAGGAGCAGCGTTACCAGTAAAGACGGCTGTCGGAGGCGTACCGCCAACGGCCAAAGCTGTTTGAGCAGTGCCAAGACCAGAGAAGCCTGTGTTAGCCTCATTGTAGAAGGCCTCGGTGCCACCCATCGTGCTGTACTTCGAGCGCATTGCAAAAATCAGACCGGTAGGACCTGTCATCGGCTGAACGCCGCAGACATCATACGCAATCAGATTCGGCAACGAACGGCGAACCAACGAAATGAGAATGGGGTCAAAACCAGCTTGGGGTGAAGCAGCACTGCCGCCAAAACCGCCGGTGTCGGCAAAGTTAGCAGGCGATGTTTCATTCAGCACACCAGCGGCTTTTGTCATCTCTTGAGCTTGGTTCTCAAGGATAACGGCCGTAACGGCTTTACGATACGGGTCTTGAATGGGGGCGAGGTCTGGATGGTCCAGAACGCCTTGCCATTTTTTCTGTAGAGATTCAGACAGATACATTTAAGTCTCCTTAGTTATTATTATTTCTTAGTTTTGGAAATCGCTTGAGAAACTGCAGCAACGAAAGGATCTGAAATCGACTCTTTCTTTTCTTCAGCTTCTTCTACTTGTTCGTGGAGTTGTTCTTCATCGGCCTTCTTTACGCCAGACGGGAAGTAATTCTCACGGATTGTCTCAAGTTTTTCTTTGTATTCTTCCTCTGTGGAAAATTCAACACTCTCTGCAAGTGTTTTAATTTTTTCAACTTGAGTAGTCGTAAGACCTTCGCAAACTTCACGGGTAAGTTCAGATTTACGGGATTCGACCAGAGCCTTGGCAAAAGACATACCACGCTCAATTTCTTCATCGAGTTTGCCTTCAAGTTCTTCGACTTTAGTGGCAAGTTCATCAACGAGGTCAACTTTTTCTTCCGGCACCGAAATGTAGTGCTCAGCAAAGAGATTACGCAAACCAACAATGAATTCTTCGGTCAACTCAGAACGCAGACCAGATTCGATAGCGATTTCATTGTCTTTCATCCATTGCTCAACAACATAATTGAGGTAGTCATCAACCTTCTCGGTCAAGTCGCTACGGATGCTTTCAACAGCTTCCTCTAGTTGTGTAGCATACTTTTCTTCCATTTGTTCTTGGATTTGAGAAATGCGGTCATGAACACGAGCTTCAAAAATTGTCGTGGCCTTGGACTTGAATTCTTCAGAGATAGTCTTGTCATCAGCAAAAAGAGCTTCAATGTCGCTAGATAGGTCGATTTGCTCTTCTTCTTCAGCAATAACTTCTTCTTCTTCTTGCTCTGTTTCTTCCATTTTAGCAGAAGCGGCAGAGGGCTTTGTAGCGGGAGGAGTTGCTTTCTTAGCAGACTTACCAGCATCGATTTTATGCGAATCATCATCAGGTTTCGCATTTTCGGGTGTAGGTCCACCAAGGTCTACAACCTCAGCGCCGGGCATTTTTTCCATGGACTCAGCTGGAGCTGACTTCTTGCTACTTGCAAGGATGTCGGCGGCGGCTTCCATTAATTTATTTTGTGCCATTAGGATTCTCCTTATGATTTTCTTATTTATAAAATTAAAGTTTTCGTAGGTAGTTTTCAAAAAGTTTTAGAGCAACTTCCTCAATTTGACCTTTGGAAGCTCTCCGAATTGTTTTTTTGGCATGGTCAAAGTGTGCTTCAACAAACTTGCCGTCAACAAACATCCACTCTTTATTCTCCATGATACCATTTACAAAGGCACCAGGAGCTGAAGGGTCTGCTACAATATCGGCAGCAGTAGCTAAGCGCAAATCATCCTGTACAAGATTATAACCCTCTTTTGTTTGTGTCAGAGAACCAAGGGCTCTGGACGAGACACCAAGATTAACTTCGTTGTCGATGAAATTCCTTACAATTTCACCATAGGGGGTTTCAAGTACAAGTGCTTTGCCATAGAAAGTGTTACCATCTTCATCGAGCGAAATGATTTTGTGACTAACTCTTTCTAAATTAATAGTCGGGGTATCGGGATGGCCTAGTTCACCCAATGCTCTACCGGACTTAATGTATTCTTCGTTGTACCTGGCAACTTCATTTCTGAGAGTGTCCATTTTGTACATACGATTATTCTTATTGACGGCATCACCAACAAGAAAAGTACCTTCTATGTAAAGTCTTTTTTTACCGCTTTCAGATTCTTCTGTTAGGTATTTGACTGTCTCTATATTTTCTCTAATTAGTTTCATACCGTGAACCCTGTATCTGGTGCTACGTTGTATGTAGCAGATTTAGAAACTTCCATCAAAAGTGTGCCGCCAGTATTAATTGTAATAACAATTGATTGATTATTTTGTTCTGTAATTGAAGCTAGTTCTGAAACTGGCATATCACCTGAACCATTAAGACCCATGATAGTCGTACCGTTTCTTACAATCGTAATATAGCCGTTTGTTGACCAAAGAACTCTACGAATGTCAGCCGACGATACTGTCTCAATAGTAGTATTTCCTCTTAAATCGTTAAGGGAGATGGTGTATGAACCTGCACCTACAGCCCGAATGACTGATGGGCCTCTTACTGGGTTAGTTACTGTTGATGGCATTTTATCTTAGTCCTAATGATGAACGCCGGCGCATTGACATTTTTCTTTTTAGCATTGACCGACGGAGTTTTGCTCTTCTAGTTGTTTTCCATGAACGCTTCAATAAGCGTGCTTTTCTTAATCTTTCTGTGGCAGGAATACGTTTTACTGTATTGCCTGAAATTCTGTACCCTTTAACGCCA